CTGTAACTAAACACGGATGGGAATATCGGTATATTGACGGAAGGTCGATTTTACTATGTCCGAGATGTAGAGATGGTGGTGCTCAGTGAAAGATAAATCTATGCCATATTATCCTTGGGCTGACTGTATCGATCCTGATAGTACCAAGCAAGCGTCTTTGGCGTTTAAGAGCTTGGAGAAGGGTGTTGCTACACCTGATCAGCAGAAGTATGTGTTGGAATTTTTGGTTAAGATAGGTTGCCGGACGTATGATACCGATTGGTTTCATGGTGATCATAGTGCGTCTGATTTTGCAGCAGGCCGACGGTTTGTAGGACAACAGATCGTCGAATTTATTAATCTTAAAGTGGGGAGGATAAAAGATGTTTGATTCGTTGTTTCGTCAATGTAATAAAGTTATAACTAAACTTTTACGGGAGAATACTCATGTACCTGAATATCAACCAAGAGTTATTGAAGAGAAAGAGCAGTGATGGAAGAATATTTTAATATTCTTAAGGAACGTATTAATTATTTTAATTAAAGGAGAAACAAAATGGCTGATACCCCTGTAATAATACCAGGCGCAGCACCACCGGTTGACCCACCGGTTGACCCACCGGTTGACCCACCGGTTGACCCACCGGTTGACCCACCGGTTGACCCACCGAAATATTGGCCCGAGACCTGGCGTGAAGATTATGTCAAGTCTATTACTGACAAAGATGGAAAACCCTTGGATGAAGTCGCTCAGGATAAGCTCATGAAGCGATTAAGTCGGTATGCATCTCCCAAAGCATCTCTTGATGCGATGATAGCGGCGCAAAATAAAATATCCAGTGGTAAGTTGATGAAGACGTTAGATAAAGAAGCTACGTCCGAAGAGCTCGCTGATTATAGATCAGCACTTGGTATTCCAGAAAATCCCAAGGATTACGATTTGACTCTAGCCGACGGTTTGGTTATCGGGGATGAGGATAAAGCACGTATCGATGAATTTCTTGTTGCAGCTCATGGTGCCCATTTCACCCCGGAGCAGGTTAAGACAGGCCTTAACTGGTTCTATGCTAAGCAGGAAGCAGATATCGTTGAACAGTACAATGCGGATGTTAAGTTTCACAATGATGCAGTTGAGGAATTACGGCAGGAATGGGGCGGTCCCGGAGAATATAAAGCCAATCAGAACCTAATGGCTAATTACCTTGCGAGCGATTTTGCTGAGGGTGTAGATATATTAATCACAGGGGCGCGTCTCCCGGACGGCAGATTACTCGGGAATCACCCGGATATTGTTAGGGGCTTTGTGGCTAAAGCGCGCGCTGCGAATCCTATTGGTGCGTTGGTTCCTGGAACCGGAACGAAGCAGCATGATGCACTTGTCAATGAGATCAAAGAGATGGAAGGTAGAATGAGGAACGATCCGACGTGGCATAATGACAAGGCTGCTAATGATCGATATATGAAGTTAGTTGCGATAAGGGATAAGGTGTCTATTAATGGATAAATATATACCCATGCCAGCAGATCTTATATTTACGTCGTCACCGAAGTTGTTAGGCAAATTGATCGGATGGTTCAGCCAAAGCCGAGATGAGGATAAAACTTATGCCAGACATGAGGCCGGGATCGGTCTTAACAATAATGTAGTCGAAGCGCTTACTACTGTAGTTAGTACGCCGTGGCTTGACTGGCAACCTGACTGTAGTTTTGAGGTGTGGCGAAATTATGGCATAAATCCAAAAGATCGTGAAATTATCGCTGGTTATGCAGAAGACCAGATAGGTAGAAAATACGGTTATGCCAAGCTTATATTACATGCATTAGATTGTATGGTTGGCAAGATATCCGGTGGCAGCCCTTATATCTTTAGGAGGCTCGCATTTATGGATAATTACCCTATTTGTTCCTGGTTATGGGCTTATGCTTATAACCAGATAAGTCTATGGTTCGGAGGTAGTCCCCGGAAGGTGTCGCCTGACGATAAGCTCGATTATATATCAAACTCACCAACTTGGAAAATGGTATATAAATACTATGCGGGCGCTATGACAGTGAGTGAGGTTTATGATGGTGAGGTGTATTAATGATTTTACTTGCATTAAGAAATAGATTATAGTAATATAGTGATCTAATATTGGGGATAATCCCCACGACACGACCGTTGGCACCGTATACAGGATTAAAGGCTCAGAAAGGTCGTCTGATACCCCTGCAATGCTGTTTTGGATACCCTAACCAAGTGTATTAATTTATACTTTTTTAGAAGGAGATCAAAAATGGCAGAGAATGCTTTTAATACTCTTTATTTGCAGGAGTTCATTCAGGCGTTTGAAGCGACTGAATCTTTTACACGTAAGACCGTTACAACCAAGGCCGAGATTAAAGGTCAAACGGCTTATTTTCTTATCGCTGGCTCCGGTGCTGCGAGTGCAAAAACCCGTGGTGCCAACGGTCTTATTCCCGCCCGTGCGGATAGTCTGACCCAGACTTCTGCCACTCTTGTCGAATGGCATGACTTGGTTCGAAAAAATCAATTTAACATTTATGCCGGCCAAGGTGATCAGCGTAAAATTATGCAGATGACCACGATGGCGGTTATTAACCGTAAAATCGACTCTGATATTATTACCGCTCTTATGACCGGTACTCAATATGCGGGTCTTGCAGCCGAAACGGCCTCCCTGGCTCTTGTGATGAAAGCCAAAGGTATCTTGGGTAACGCCGATGTTCCCTATGACGGTAATATTAGCGCCCTTATTACCCCGGCGTTCGAAGCATACTTGATGCAGACCCGAGAATTCGCCAGTGCGGAGTATGTTAACAATAAACCATTTGAAACCCAGAGAACAATGTTTCGATGGGCCGGCATTAACTTTATTGTGCAGCCTGGTTTGACCGGTGAAGGTACCGCGGCGGAGTATTGCATTATGTACCATAAGAATGCGATAGGCCATGCGTGTGATAGTCAGGCGATTAAAACAGCCGTGGGTTATGATGATGAGCAGGATTACTCATTTGCCCGTTGTTCAGCTTATATGGGTTCTGCACTATTGCAGAATACGGGTGTAATCCAGATCCGTCATGACGGTGCAGCTTTTGCAGCTACCGCGTAATTTAATTTAACCGTGCGTCTGTCCCTACCAGACGCACATAATAGAAGGAGATTTTTAATATGGCTTATACACCCGCAACACTTGACTGTATAGTTCCCCGAATGGGGGACGGCCCTGCGCTTTGGGTCTATTCAAATACCGATGCTCATACTGATGTTGATGCGGCTGGGTATTTTTCTGACGGCCTCGCTAGAGGGATGGCGCTTAATGATATCATGATAGTTATTGACACTGATACTGCGACCATCACTATGCACCGGGTACTTTCTGGAAGTTTGGCTATTGGTGCATCTGGCGCTTAACCTTTAACCTTTAATATAAGGACACCCCAGGGGGCGTACTGCTCCCTGGCACCTTGGGAGGAAAAATTATGTATAATAAACCGCTTGTAATTGAAGAATCAAGTTATTCACGAAATGTTTGGTTTATAAAGTCGGTAAATGAGAGTAAGGTAGAAGATTTACTTGAACCTAATTATTGGTCGAACGTGGCGCAAGTTTTGAGAGCGGGAGACAGGATCGAAGTGGTCCCTGACGACCGGCATTATTTTGTCGAGCTGTTCGTTCTGGGCGCATCAAAAAACTGGGCGAAGGTCGTTTTGCTCAGAAATATCACACTGTATAAAGATAACGAGAAGGAAGTTGGAACAGAGTTTGTCATTGATTTTGGTGGCCCTCATAAGTGGCGAGTAAGAACTACTACGGGCGATGTGCTCGTAAAAGATCTCGAAACTAAAGAGGCTGCAAGTATTTGGTTGGAGAAGCATAAGAAGGATATGAAATAAATGGCCATATCTGCTGCAAATAAATTAAGTATATATAACGGGGCGTTACTTTTTATTGACGAGCGGTCACTGTCGGCATTAACGGAAGCTGTGGAATCTAGACGGCTATTGGATAGCGTGTGGGATCGTGATGGTATAAATACAGTACTTGAGCATGGGCAGTGGAATTTTGCGACAAGGGGTTCTAAGTTAGAGTACGAGCCTGCCATTGAGCCGGATAGCGGCTATAATCGGGCTTTTGAAATGCCTTCTGATCTTGTTAGACTCACAGCAATGTGTTCCGATCCATTCTATACAACACCTATTCTTCTATATGATACGGAGGCGGGGTTTTGGTTGACATCGTTGGATGAGATATATGTCAAATATGTCTCAAACGATGGTGCCTATGGAACTGATTATTCCTTGTGGCCTCCGAGTTTTAAACGTTATGTAGAGGCTTGGTTTGGATGTCAGATCATTGGTAAACTCACACAGAGTGAAACTAAGAAGACTGCTAAGGAAAAGGATTGTGCACGACTTCTTGTTAATGCTCAATCAATCGATGCGATGAACGATCCTACAAAGTTTCGTCCAATCGGACGATTCAGGTTGGCCCGTTCGAGAGGTGCTACCAGAGGTGATGGTGGCCTTCGAGGAAGGTTACTAGGTTGAGTAAAGAAAATTATGCACAGATGGCGTTCAATAGAGGTCTTCTCTCTCCGTTGGGTTTTGGGCGTTTAGATCTTAAACGCACGGCTATTTCTGCTGAGACTCAAACTAATTGGATACCTCGGGTTCTTGGTTCCATGATGATACGTCCGGGACTTGAATATATCGGTGCTACATTAACTAATCTTCCCGCTGTTCATGTCCCGTTTGTATTTGCAGCGAATGATACAGCCGTTCTTGAGTTTACCGACGAGATTCTTAGAGTACGCATCGATGATGTGTTACTTACTCGACCGTCGGTTTCTAGTGCAGTAACCAACGGTAATTTTACAACCGACATTACCACAGGATGGACCGACTCAGATGAAGCGGGGGCTACGTCTAGTTACCTGGCAGGGGGATATCTTGCGATGCTTGGTAATAGTACTTCAACTGTTTACTGTAGACAAGATCAAGAGGTAACGGTCGCTGCAGGCGATCAGGGTGTTGAGCATGCTTTGCGGATTACAGTTACCAGAGGCCCTGTTGAGATCAAGGTTGGTTCTACTCAAGGGACCGACTCATACTTTGGTTATTCTTTAGATCAGGGGATACATTCTTTATCGTTCACTCCCACCGGTAATTTTTGGATTAGGTTACAATCGAGAGAGAGTTATACCACACTTATAAGTGATATTAATGTAGAAGCTGCCGGTGTAGTGGAGCTTGGTACCAACAGAGACGATGATGCTCTAGCGACATTAAGATATGATCAATCTGGGGATATTATATTTCTAGCTTTTGAAGACTATCAGCAAAATAAAGTAGAGAGACGATCTACCAGGTCTTGGTCGTTTGTACATTATCATCCTATCAATGGTCCGTTTTTAACCCAGAATTTGGGCACAACTACATTGCTCCCCAGCGCCCTAAACGGAGATATCACTCTTACGGCTTCTAACCCGCTATTTGAGACAGGCCATGTTGGGGCGTTATTTAGAGTTACCTCTACCGTTCAACAAGTAGAAGCGTTGGATGTTGAGGCAGAGAATACTTTCACTGATCCCATTAAGGTAATTGCTGTCGGAAATTCTCGTATTTTTACGGTTACGGTTGCTAACCGGGCCGACTCGACCATTACGCTGCAAATGTCCATATTGGAGCCCGGTGCATGGGTTGATGTGGATACATATGTGGCTGACACGGTAGAGGTATATGATGATGGGCTTGATAATCAGACAGTATACTATCGGCTTGGTATTAAGACAGGTGACTATGGTACAGATACCGTTGACATGACTCTAACAATTGAATCCGGGTCAATTACCGGAATATGTAAAGTGACCGGGTTCATTAGCACTACGGTGGTCAGTGCGGTTGTACTGCAGAATTTCGGTACATACAGCATCGCGTCATCCGATTGGTCCGAAGGGGTTTGGTCTACAAAACGAGGATATCCCAGTGCCGTGGCGTTCCATGAGGGGCGATTGTTTTGGGCGGGAAAGGATAAAGTGTGGGGATCTGTATCTGATTCATTTTATAATTTCGATCCTGACTATGAGGGCGATGCCGGGCCTATCAATCGAAGCATCGGCCAGGGGCCGATTGATGTTATAAATTGGTTGATGTCAGGTAAGACGTTACTGATGGGTGGTGATACGTCGATTAAGTCGGTGCGATCCTCTAATTTGGATGAACCAATTACTGTGACTAATTTATCTATTAAAGATGTTGTCACTCAGGGGACTGCAAAAGTACCCGCCGTCAAGATTGATAAACAGGCAATTTTCGTACAGGCCAGTGGGATAAGAGTTTATGAGCTATCATATGATGCATTATCATATGAATATAATAGTATCGACCTCACATCTATCGTCCCGGAAGTTGGTGAACCTTCCGTTGTTAAAATAGTTGTCCAGCGTCAACCTGACACGCGTGTACATTGTGTGCGTAGCGACGGAACGGTTGCTTTGCTTGTATACGATCAGATAGAAGAAGTAAAATGCTGGGTATTGGTTGAGACGGATGGTCTTATTGAAGACGCGTTAGTACTGCCGGGTACGGGTGAAGATAACGTATATTACTTGGTTAATAGAACTCTTGGTCGTTATTGGGAAAAGTGGAGTCTGGAGAGTGAGAACAAGGGCGGTGCGATTAATAAATTGGCCGATTCTCATGTTGTATACTCAGGAGTGGCAACGACCACTATTGATGGTCTTGATCATCTTGAAGGGGAGACCGTTGTAGCGTGGGGGAATACTAAAGATCTTGGAACATATACCGTATCGGGAGGAGAAATCGAACTCTCCGAATCTGTCACATGGGCTTGTGTTGGTCTCGCTTATGATGCTGATTTTAAGAGTGCCAAACCCGCTCTAGCCACAGCCTATGGTAACTCCCTATTACAGAAAAAAATAATACATCAAATTGGTGTATTAATGGCCAATACTCACGCTCAAGGTTTAACTTATGGTCCTGATTTTGATCATTTGGATAATTTACCGGTTATGGAGAGTGGCGTTGCTATTGATGGTGATGACGTGTGGACCGCATACGACAAAGAACCTTTCACATTTTCAGGTACCTGGGACACTGATTCAAGAGTATGTTTGCGGGCATCTGCTCCACGACCTTGCACTTTGTTAGCGATAGTTATCGGGTGGAACGTTCATGAAAAATCTTGAGATAGTACCTGCGACTATTGATCGTGTTAAACAGTTTTACGGTAATAAGCATATTAAGAGTTTTCGAGGATATGTCGCTTTATTAGATGGATATCCTGTCGGAGTCGCTGGGTTGACTTATGACCATATATTATTTTCTGACATAAGTGATGAATTGAGACCATATAAAAAAGATATTGTAAGAACTGCGAAAAATCTTATTAAGGATATCAAATATCCTATTTCAGCTATTGCGAATGAGAATGAACCGATGGCTGTCAGATTGCTCACGAGATTAGGTTTTACACATATTAGTGGGCAAATGTATTGGAGGACTCCATAAATGGCTGGACTTGCAGTAGTATCTATGATAATACAGGCTGTAGGCACGGTGATGAATGCCAAGCAACAGCGAAATGCTGCTGACCAAACCGAGCAAATAGCAGCGTTAAATGCTGAGAATACAAATAGAGTTGCGAAATATAACGCTAAATTAGCTGAGAAGAGCGCTTTATCTTCCGAAGCGAGTTCTCAAATCGCAGCTAAAGAGGCCAAACGACAAGCAGAGTTGAGACAATCTCGTGTATTGGCGCTGGTCGCCGCATCGGGTGGATCTGCTATGGATGTCGATATCATGAATATTATAGCAGGGTTTGAGGAAGAGGGTGATCTTGAAGCGCGAAACATTTTGTATGAAGGTACTGAACGGGCAAGAACCACTCGTGCCCAAGGTCAAGCCGGAGTGTGGGAAGCTAAGATGTCAACGGGAGTGACCGGGTACGAGGCAAAGACCAGAGCATCCGGTTTACGTAGTGCATCGGTGGCTACAATTATGGGTGGGGCTAGTTCACTCGCTCAGAAGTATGGGAGTATGCAATAATGCCTAAACTACCTGATCCTCGAAACTTAGCTCGATCTACTCCAGGTGCAAGTGGACCTGCTGGTGCTATTAGATCGACCTCCATAGGTGAAGGTCTTAGTCGAATAGGAGATGAAGCGTTTAACTATGCAATGCAGGAGAAGGCCCGGCTTGATGATGTTGTGCTTAGTGCCGCTAAAAATCGATATATGATGGAAAGTCTCAATCTTGAAGCCGAGTATTCTCAAATCAAAGGTGAAAACGCAGTTGTCGATCGGGATATTGTTGCCGATTATACGACTAAATTGGAGGGAGTAAATAAAACTATAACGGCAGGGTTTAAGAACAGCGCCCAACAGAAAGCATGGGACAAGTTTTATGGTGCGGATAAGGTGCGATTTACTGCAGGTATCATGCAGCATAAGCTCATTCAATCGGATCAATTTGCCTCTGATACTTATATTGCGACTAATAATACCAGGATTCAAAATGGTCATAATCATTTTGCTAACAACAAATTAACCGATCAGATGGCCCGTGATATTAAGGAAAATATCGCTAAAGAAGCGGTACGAGCAGGATGGGGATCTGAGCGAACTGTAGGAGAATTGCAAAAAAATCTTGGAGCCTTATGGTCGGGTGTTGCTGTACAGTACGTAAACGCTAAGCAGTATGGTATGGCTAAAGATGTTCTT